AGAGTACAAAATGCTGACCCTGCCATCATGGACCAACTTACAAATTACTACGGTATAGCAAAGACAGATTTAGTTGCATACGTACTAGACCCATCAAAGCAATTTGAAACTATACAACGTCAAGTAGAGGCTAGCGAAATTGGTTCTGCAGCGTCTCGTCAAGGACTTACTGCTGGTCGTAGCGTCGCTGAACAACTTGCTTCTCAAGGAGTTACTCAAGAGCAAGCAAACAAAGGTTATTCAGATATTGCTAATATTCTTCCTACCGCTAATAAACTTAGCGACATCTATGGTGGACAAATGGACACCTATGGACAGGCAGAAGCAGAACAAGAAACTTTTAATGGTTTAGCATCAGCACAGCGTAAGCGTCAAAAACTTGCGGCTACTGAAGTAGGAACCTTTAGTGGTTCTTCTGGTGTAAACAAAAGCAGTTTATCATCTGGTAGCCAAGGCTACATCTAAATAGAATCCTATGTGACCCACCAGCCCACATAGCGTATAAGACTGGTAGCAAGAGCCAGACCGATTCCCCGATTGGAACCTGAGGCTTGCGATTCAAACGAATAGAAGGGTGGTTGCTATGAGCAACAACTACTGGGATGAAGACGAAGACGACCAAGATATAAATGAAAACGAAGCGCAGATGGATGGTAGTGACTTACTAAAGAAGTTACGGAAAGCCAAGCGCAACGATGAAAAACGTATCAAGGAACTTACAGAGCAACTTGAGGGATTCTCCAAGGAGCATCGTGAGCGTACAGTCAAAGAAGTCCTGGCACAAAAGGGTGTGAATCCTAAAGCAGTTAGATTAATCCTAAAAGATTTAGAAATAGTCAGCGAAGAGACAGTTAATGACTGGCTCGATGACAACGGCGATTTATTTGGATTAACATCACTACAGGAAACGTCCAATATAAGTGAGGCAGACCGTGCTGCATTACGTCAGCAAGATGCTATCACTGAGGGCGCATACACGCCTGACAGAGCAGAAGATTTAAATAGTCGTCTTAACAATGCAGAATCTGCAGAAGACATTATTGCAATCCTAAACTCTGAATCCTAATCATAGTTTAACTTAATCACCTTGGAGGTGAAACATGGCTAACGCCTATACATCCACAGGTTCGTCCACTCTCGGAGGAACCGCTGGAAGCGCTGGTCTGGTCCAAAAGGCATATGACCGCCTATTGGAGTTTGCTCTCCGTTCAGAACCACTTATTCGTTCTGTCGCAGACAAGCGCCCAGCAAAGCAATCAATCCCTGGTTCAACTGTAGTTCTACAGAAGTACGTTGACCTAGCAGCAACAACATCCGCACTTACAGAAACAGTCGACCCAGATGCAGTAGCACTTGCTACTCCAACTCAGGTTGCTATTACTCTTAACGAGTACGGTAACTCAGTTCTTGTTACACGTGCGTTGGAACTATTCAGCCTTGCTGATGTAGACCCAGCAATCGCTAACATCATCGCATTCAACCTTGCCGATTCAATCGACGCAGTTGCAATGACAACACTTCGTGGTGGAACCAACGTAATCTACGGTGGAGATGCTACAGCAACAAATGAAATTGCAGCAGGAGATAACATCACATCTGCAATGATTCGCAAGGCAGTTGCAAAACTCCGTGCAGGCAAGGCAGTCGCTCGTAAGGGTTCACTCTACTGGGTAGGTATCCACCCAGAAGTTTCACACGACCTTCGTGCAGAGACAGGTTCAGCAGGATGGCTTCTTCCTAACCAATACGGTTCTTCACAAGACCGCATTTGGGCTGGAGAAATCGGACAATACGAAGGTGCTTACTTCGTAGAGTCACCACGTCTATACAATGCTACAGACGGAGCAGTATCTGCTCGTAACTTCCGCACAATCATTGCTGGACAACAGGCAATGGCAGAAGCAGTGGCTGAAGAGCCACACGTAGTTATCGGACCAGTAGTTGACAAGTTGAAGCGTCACCGCCCAATGGGTTGGTACGGCGTACTCGGCTTTGCTCGCTACCGCGAAGAGGCACTATACCGCTTAGAGACATCTTCATCAATTAACGTTGCTTAATTGATTGACCGCAGAGCAGGAGGAAACTCCTGCTTTGCAGTAAGTTCATTAAGGAGAACAATGGCTAATTATACATTCACAACCCCAACGGTTGCTGAAGGTCCAGCAGGCGGACATAGATTGTTCTACTTCTATAAGTTAGATAGAGGCATAACAATTATTAAGTCCGATGGAGAGTACTACCAAGTACGATACCCATCAGAAGAAGATTTGCTCACATACGAAGAAGTCTATCGTGGTGGATATAACCATACAGTTGACGATGCAACGAAGACAGCACTTATTGCTGGCGGAGTAGACATTACAGAAGAAAACTTTACACTACAGTAGGGGACAATATGAAACATTGGGAATATCATCCAGAATACGACGAGACTTGTTTTGGCTGTAAGGCTGGAACGCTACAGATGAATGCGGGAGATGCAGTAAGAGATGTATCAGAGAAGAAATGGAACTCTGAACTCAAAGCATATGAAAGTGCTAGAAATCAAGGAATGCAGCCAGCAGGAACATCGATGCACCAGATACAAGAAGCGTATAAAGCGTCAGAGACATTAGGTAGAGCATACAATGCCAACAATATGCCAAAGACACAAGATATAACTAAAAAATCCGTCGAAGTAATGAAAGAGATTGGGCAACTATAATGGATAAAATAAAGACGGCCTACGCTGACAGCAAGAAGAAAAAAGTAAAGGGTGGTATGCATAAGATGCCAGATGGTAAGATGATGAAGAATTCTGATATGAAAAAACCTACCAAGAAACCAGGTAAGAAGTAATGGCTACTAAACCAACACCAAAGAAACTTCAGAAGATTGCGGCAAAGGGTATGAAGGCGGCAAGAGGTAGGGCAATTATGGCGGGCTTGGAGCCCAAGCCAGCATGGCAGCAAGCAATTCCTCCAATAAAAATAAAGAAAAAACCAGTTTCTGATTATGATAAACAGCAAAACAAAGCACTTATGGAATTAATCAAGAAACGCGAAAAAGAAGCAAGAAAGACTGGCAACTGGCCTAATTGGTAATAAATCATATAAACTAAAAAAACCACTAACTAAACAAAGGATAAGACAATGGCAAATGAATATATGGACTCATTTATGTATGGAAATAAAGGACCTAGTAAAGCAAAGAAAACAGCAGCAAAGAAGACAACAGCAAAGAAGACAACAGCAAAGAAGACAACAGCAAGGCCACTTGATAAGAGTGCTTGGTCTATAGGACCCGCACCAAAGGCAAGCATAAAAGTTTCTCAGGCAAAGATTGATAAGATTAAGTCAATGGGTATGACAAAGGCTCTAAAGCAAGTTAATAACCCAAATAGGTCTAAAGCATTTAACGAAGGCGTACTACGTCTGTATGGTGCTAACCGTGTAGCAGCAGCCAAGAAAGCAGCACCATCTTCAACAAGAGTATCACCACGTAATACAGAAATGTCCCCTAAGGCAAAAGCATCTCCACGCGCAACAGAAGGAAGAGTTGCTTCACAAAAAAGGCCTACTTCTTCTAAGAAGTCTGGATTAGATACTCAGACAAAGATTGTACGCGGTATCGCAGGCACAGGTGCGGCAGTACTTGGTGGTCTTGCAATTAAAAAACTTGGACCTGTTGGAGCAGCCACAGCAGCCGCTGGAGCAGTAAAGGGTTTATCAAAAACAGCTACTAAATATCTTCCAAAGCCTGGTACTAAATTAACCCCACTTCAGGCTAAGGCTTTGGCTAAAGCAAAGGCTGGAAAACCTTTAACACCTGGACAATACCAAGCCTTAAGGAACGCAGCAAAAAAGAGTAACAAAGGCGAAGGTGTTAAGAAGGCAAAGAACGCAGCAAAAGTTAAGCCAGGTCTTAATAAAAAGAAAACTGGCGCTATGGCTGGTGCTTCTACAACAACACTATCTGGCGATACTCCAAAGAGAAGATAGTGCAAGATTCAAGATTAAAGAGGGCTGGGGTATCGGGCTTTAATAAGCCCAAGCGTACCCCTAGTCATCCTACCAAGTCACACGTAGTTGTAGCCAAAGAGGGTAACAAAGTAAAGACTATCCGCTTTGGGCAACAAGGCGTGACTGGAGATAGGAAGCCAACCGCAAGGCAGGCTTCATTCAAAGCACGTCACGCAAAAAACATTGCAAAAGGCAAGATGAGTGCCGCATATTGGGCAGATAAGGTTAAGTGGTAACATGGCATTAGGCGCAGTAGGAAGTACTCTCACGTCGGAACTAAATAGGCTTGCTGGTACAACAGGTCTAGACGCACAAGGTGCTGCTAACGCCTGGGCTGGAACTAATGGACTAGCAACTGTTGGTGCATTAAATGTTGAAGCAGGTAAGACAAGCCCAACACAGTACAAAGACCTTCAGGGCATATGTAATGAACTTGCTGGAACTAGTGGGCTAGGAGCCCCTGCAGCGTTAAGGAGTATCAACGCGTGACAACTACATTAACTGACATTATTGATGAAGTCCAACTAAACCTTTCAGGTTATACCTTCAATCAGGACAGAGCAACTTATCTTCGCGCTGCTGTTACTGGAACTACATCTTCTAGTGCTGACCCTACCATCCTTCAACTAGGTTCTACTGAGAACGTAGGCAAGGGTGTAATTGAAATTGAAGAAGAGTTAATGTGGATTGATTCATTTGACCGCATCTCTAATACTGCAACTATCTCTCCTTTTGGTAGAGGATACCTAGGAACTACTGCCTCTCTTCACGATGCTGACCTTAAGGTTACTATCTCTCCAACATTTCCACGCTATGTAATTAAGAAAGCAATCAACGATACTGTTAGAGCAATAGGTTCTAGCATCTTTGCTGCTAAGTCAACTAACTTTGTCTTTAACCCTGCTCAAACAACCTATGAATTTAATGGTTTAAATATTCAAAATATTCTAAGCATTATGTGGCAAGCAATTGGTCCTTCTGAAGAATGGATTCCTGTTCGTCGCTGGTCTTGGGACTCTGT